ACTTAATACGAACATTTTGACTGGAGATGATATACTATATGTAAGTGGTTTCAACGGGATGGTTCAACCATGTGAGGACGCATCAGAAGAATGTAAAGAAACATGGCAAACCAAAAAAGATGAAGGGCACTATTTATATGTAAACAATTGTCTACCCTTTTTAAATGGGGTTAGACCAGTGTGGGGAGACCCCCCACCGAAAAGAATTAGAAGAGCCTCAATGAAAAGAGGTATTAGTTCAAGGAGAAATGCGTAATGCAAGAAGAGCTTAAACAAGATTTAGAAACTTTACAAAAAGAAATTGAAGGGTTGAAACAACAGTTAATTAATGTTAATACTCAACGAGATACATTAATAGCAAAAATTCAACAACTAAACGGAGCAGCAGCTTATTTAAGAGGTAAGTTAGGAGTAGCTCCAGAAGAAGTAGCGGAAGAAAAGCCTGAAGAAACAACGGAGGAAAACTCGGAGGGTTAACCAATGCCTACAGCGGCAAATGAACAATTTGATTATGTTAGAATCGATACTGGTGGAGGTGTTTTTACCAATAGAGATTTAGAAGCACGGTCTATTACCGGCACGTCATTTTCAGTAATAGAGGGCACTGATGATTTCTTATACTTAGGGGACGATGCTAAATTTGACATGGCGGTGTTTGACATAGATACACCCGGCAGTTACACAGCACCTTTAAAATATGAATACTTTAATGGCTCTACTTTTAAAGAATTTATCCCTGACACTCAAGAATTTAATTTAGATGATAATGATGATGGTACATACTCTGGAGAGGCTTATGGCTTTGCAGGAGATGGTGTTGAAATTTTTCCAGTAAGAGTAATAAGTGATTGGGCTAAAACAACTGTTGATGAAGGACAGTCTGCATATTGGATAAGAATAAGTGCTCCAAATGGCATAACCACTGGTGCGACTGTTAAAAATATTAGAAAAAGACCTGTAGAAGCATATTGCACTACACAAGAAGTATTTGAGTTATTACAACTTGCAAATGTTACGGGGACAACAGATTTTACTACTACAACTATTCCAACTAAAGCTACGGTAGAAACATACATTCATGGAGCTCAAGCTCAAATAGATTATCAAACTAGAAAATCTTGGAGAATGAATTATGTAGCAGATGAAAAACATGATTTTAATATATTTGGATTTAAACCTGATAGAAGAGACCCATATAAAATATTAGAACTAGCAGTATGGGATGGTTCTGAATTTGATACTAGAAGCAAAGGTAGAGACAAAGATTACTTTTTAGTCAGAGATACTGGTATGATCCATTTCTCTAGATACTTTTTTCTACCAGCAAGATTTAGAGGATTTAATACACCAACATTTAGATTTGGTGGAGGTGAATTTATAATGCCCGTAAAGATTAAATATTTATATGGTAGAAACATCGGCACAGATGTGCGAGAGGGACCTTTTGTTACTGAAATAGCTAAAAAAATGGCTGCTATAGAAGTGTTAAAAAATTCAGATTTTGGTAACTTAGCTGTAAGTGGTTTAGATAGAGTTCCTTTACAAGCAAAAATCCAACTATTTACGACAGAGGTAGCTGAAGGAATAGAGTCACTTAAGGGTGTGGAGATTTTTTAATGCCTACTGAACCAGTACCTGTAAATGAATTTATAACAGACTTAGAAAATGAATGGACTTTTAGTAATGTTAGTGGTACATCTAAAAAACCGGGTTTTATAGAAGTTACTGGTGCTAGTGAACCTATGAGATATAATTTAAATGTTAACGATCAAATAATAGCTAGACCTTCAGGACCAGCTTTACAAGAAATACCAATAGGTAATAGAAAATTTGGTAACAGAATATATAACATTACTTTAGAACTGTACACAAATACAAGTAGGCAACGCCTTTATGATGTGATGAGAGAAATTAGAAGAATATGTCACGCTAGAATACATAGTTTGACTAACTTTCAACGTATACAATTTATGGATTTTAATGAATTAACAAATGCCCAAGCTAACTTGTGGGCGGGAACAGTATCTGTGCAGTTAGTTAACAGTGCTATTACTTTAGAAACGTAAGGTTTTATAGTATAATATAAAATAGGAGGAAATATAATGGCAGTATTTCGTAGTGATCAATCACAATTGACATATGCAATGGAGACAGCTCCGGGAGGAGATGTTGAATTAAACAATGGTACCCGTCAATCTAGCCCATATGTAGCTAGGATTAATGGGGCTGTGTCTGCAGGAGCAACTCAAATTGTAGTAGATAATAAATCAGGTTCTGACCTTATTATAGGAGACTTTGTAAGAATATCTAGCACTATAACTGATAGTGCTGATGCTAGTTCAACTAGTGTAGAGCCTTATGAAGTTAGAAGAGTAGAGCATGCTACAGCTTTAGATGGCGATGCAACGCTTTTCTTAGATAGACCTTTAGGTTTTGGTCACGCTGATAATGGGTATGTAGTTGAAGTTAGTGGTGTAGAAAGAACTACAGCACAAGTAAAACTAATAACTGAAGTTCCGGGTGTATACGAATCTATAACCGTGCCAGATTTAACTCCCTCATATGAACCAAGATATTTTTTAGGCACAGCAGCTAAAAGAGATTGGACTAAAATGTATGTTGGAGCACAATCTTTTAGTGGCTCTTTACCGGGCTTTATACCTTTAAGTGGTAAACCTCTTAGGTGGTCAATTGGCACAGTGTATGATGTGCCAGCATCAGTTACAGGTAGTGCTACAATTACGGAACCTGCAAGTAAAGGTGATATATTTATTACTATGTCAAGTTCACACGGAGTAACTGCTGGGGATCATATTGCTATATACAATGGAACTAGTGCTACTGTTATAGGAGGTTCTAGTGGAACAGCTCCTACCGCAGATAAAAATGTAGAGATACACAAAGTAGAGGCTATTCCAACTACAAATGTAGCTAGATTAGATAAACCTTTACGATTTGATCACGCAGATGACAGTATTATAAGAGAAGTGGGTGCGGGCACAGTTGTACAACATAGGATCGAAGAATCAGTTTTATTAGACACTATGTCATGGCATTTACACATGAGAGATAGTGGCGAGACAGCTGCTAATGATTTTGATAGAAGATTTGTAGGAGGGTTTGTAGACTCTTGTACTATATCAGCTGATGAAGGTGGTATGTTAATGACCAGTTGGGACACAGTTACGTTTTTAGATATGATGCATAACCAAGAAGAAGTATCACAGCCTAACGTAAATCCGGGTTCAGAAGCAGCATTAACTAGTATATTTAGTGGAAGCACTCCAGCAGGTATGCCTAGATACGCAGAGATGGCGAGCATTACAGATAGTGATATAACTTTCCCATCTACTGAACCATATTATTTCTCACAAGGTTCGGTTAAATTTATGGGGCAAGAATTTGCAAGAGTAAGAGGTTTTCAACTTGGAATTAGTAATGGTTCAGAACCAAGATACTACATTTCTCCTAGACACGGTAGGCACAGAGGTCCAACTGAAGTAAGAGAAGGTAGAAGAAGTTACGGTTTTAGTTGTACGCTTGCTTTACCAGATTCTGCAGCTTCAGCTAGTGCAGTGGGTAGAAATACTGCTACAGAATTTTTTAAACAGTTACTTTTAGAGGGTAACTACGGAAGTGGGATGGAAGGATTTAATATTGAACTTACTTTTACAAGAGGAACTAATGATAGTATACAAATATTAATTCCATCTGATTACACTTCAGGGGATGAAACTAGTGGTGCAGCAACGGGATTAAATGAAAATGGAGCGTTTTTAACATCAGCTCCACACATGATTGGTGGAGACCCAATTTTACAAGTATCAGCAGAGTTTAGTTGTAGAAATTTAGCAATAATAGTAACAGATACAGAACGAGTATACACATAGGAGAGTAAAATATGACAACAGAGTCAAGTTCAACATCAAAAAGTTTTGATGTAGGAAAGTATCAGATCAAAGAAGAACCACAGGTTTATACGGTAAAAGTAGAAAACGATGAGTTTGACGTAACTGTCAAACCTATTACTTGGCAATTAAAAAATGAAATAATTGCAAAATGTATGAAGTTTGATGCTAATGGAAACTCTACATTTGATAGTGGTGTTTACATAAGAGAGGTGTTAAAAGGTATAATTTTATCAGCTCCTTGGGGTAAAACCAATGATCAATTTTTAGATAGTATAAACGGTGAGTTAGGTAATGCATTAGAAAAACTAGTGCCTGTAGCTTTTGAAAACAGTTTAAAAGATGTTGACGTAGTAAAAAAAGGATAGATCGATTTCTTAGAAACATACAAGTGTCAACAAAGGAGTCGATTATTTTTTCGCACTATGCGACAGTGTTGACACTGCTTACGATAGGATTATCGTTTGCTGATATAAAAAATTTATCAACAACGGAGGCGACAATGTTGTTAGCAACATATACGTCTATAGAGGAGTATAAACAGGAACAAATGGAGCGTAATGCAAAGCATAGACAAGCAGCAACACATCCACAGTATCCTAGTGCATATTAAAAATGGTAGAGGCATATACAGTAGATTTTAATATAGTTTCAAGTGCGGCTCAAACAGCTGATATACAATCACAAGGTATTCAATCAGCTGCAAGAGGAGGATTTGTAACCAGCAGGCAAGCTAATAATATTGCTGAAAAAGCTGAAAAAACTAATCAGAAATCTATTGCACAACTTATTGGTATCCAATTTACTTTATCAGTATTATTAAAAAGTTCACAGATTTTTACAAATACTTTAGGGGCATTATTTACTATTCTTGGTGGGTTTATTGATTTAACATTAGCCCCACTTATGCCTTTATTCGCATCTGTTTTACAATACTTAGCCGGTATGTTCCCCGCTTATAATAGATTTATACAATCTACTATGAGTAGAGCTGCGTCTGGAATTATGAATATAGTAGATATATTGACACAACTATTTGGCACTGTAGTTGGTTTTCTTCGTGGTGGGGGTGGTGAAAGCAGAGGCGGAGGCGGCGGAGGTATGTTTAGTCTAGCCACAGGGTTAGAAGGTATGGGAGCCGCTTTAGCAGGAAGGGGTTTAGCAGGAGCTTTAATTCCAAGTCAAGCATTAACTAATACATATGTAAGCTCAATAGCTTCTGGTATAACTGGTAAATTAGCAGCGTTTTTAAAGACAGGTGGTTTGGTAGGTTTAGTTTATCAAGCTGTAGATATTACAAGAACCTTTGAAGAGTCAGGGGCGATAGCAGGAATTGTAAATGCAGCCAGAGCAATAATTTCAGCGATAGCAGCAGCTATAGGTACTGTTGCAGGTACAGCAATTGCAGGACCATTAGGAGGATTAGTAGGTGGATTAGCGTTTGGAACAGCTGCCACCGCAGGTTTTGGACAATTTATGAATCCTAATCAATCATTACCAAGAGGTCCAAACCTTATTCCGGGCACAAGTCAAGAGATGGCATATGAAGAAGACCCGGATCAAAGTTTTCTTGGTGGTCTGGCAGAAGTTAATGTCTCATTTTATAATAGAAATATTAGAAATATATTAGGTGGGGGTAACACAGCATAATGGCTTTATCAGTTTTATTATATAATGGAAAAACAGGGGGTGGAGACGAAAAAAGATTTGCTATAAAAGCAGATTCTTTTTCTGTTAACTATGTAAAAACTCCTGTGCAAATTCCTTTACCAAATGGTGTTAGCCCACAAATTATGGACTTTGGTTTTTTACGACCATCAATAACTATCACAGGATTAGTAGACACAGATGATCCAAGTGAAACTGTTACTGGTCCTGATAAAAGTGGGACAAGTTATAGTGTGCCTACTAAAGAAGAGTTAGAAGACTTTGTTACTGGAGAGGTTTACGACATTTCTGCGTCTCCTTTAGAGGTTATGATTGCTGATGGTAGCACTGTTATTGCATCTTATGACATAGCTATACAACAAGCAAGGTTTGATTTAGCTCCCGGAACAGAAGATAGGCATTCATTTAGTATTGTATGCGTGGCTAAAAAGAGGTCAGATTCGTAATGGCAGGAGATCCTAGAACATTTAAACAATCTAAAGTATATGCTTGGATACAAGTAGCCCAGTTAAATGATACATCGGATGATGGAGGAGGCGGGGCTGGAACTGGTATATCAAATTCTAGAACCAGTATAACTGTAGATGCTGCTGGGCTTACTCCCGGTAGTAGTCATCACATAGAAAACGGGATGGACTTGTTGATTGAAAGTGAACAAGTCACTGTAAGCGGTGTTGATGGTAATACTATTACAATAGATAGAGCTGAATATGGTACATCTGCTGCTGCTCATTTAGACAACACTCCAATTTTTGCATACAAAGAGTTAAAGGACGCTACAAGTGGAGCAAGTTTAGTACAAAGTATACTCATCAAAGATGATATGTACTACCCAAGAATGGCACAATTAGTTGTTTCAAACCCCCCAACAGGAGATAATTATTCTTTAGGGGTATTTGATGATGTATTAAAAAATAACACCCCAATAAAAATTGTAGATGGGTCATCCATACAAAGTTTCATTGATTCAGTTAGTGCATCTAAATAAGGTGTATACTCTGGTTTACTCATAGTCTTTTGGATTAAATTTATCTTTTTCTAATTTTTTAATTATTGAATCAGCCACACATCGATGACCTTTTATATTTAGGTGTGTATCATTTTCAAGGTAAGGTGGATAAAAATCTGAACGAAGGGAACATTTATATTTATCATCCTC